CTGGACGGATACAGGCCAAACGACTGGCCGAATTGACACGCGGCTAAATCTGTGCCACCGTGCGGATAATGACGAGGCCAAGTGGCTCCAGGGGCGCGTCCGTAACAGGGCGCGCTTTTTGCGTTTCACATTCCCGCCCGCCTCCTTTCAGCCGATCCCATCCCCGCATCGGTCAACGCCTCTCCTGCGTCACAGCGTCAACGCGTGGCGGGCCGGGTGCGTCATAGTTCGCGCGAAGGTTAGGCGCGGGGATCAAACACACAGGACAATCACCATGAGCGACCCGGTTAAAGGTCCGGGCGGTCGCCCGAGTAAATACGACCAAAGCTATTGCGATAGGCTGGTCGAACATATGAGCGAAGGCGCTTCCCTGCTTTCGTTCGCTGCTGAGATCGATGTGGACCGCTCAACCCTCACGGAATGGGCAAAGGTCCACCCAGAGTTTTCCGCAGCCGTCACGCGCGGGAAGGCAAAATGCGCCGCCTGGTGGGAGCGTGTCGGGCGCAATCTGGCGACGACCGGCGAAGGCAATGCAACGCTGGTTATCTTCGGGCTGAAGAACATGGGCGCGGACGAGTGGAAGGATAAACAGGCGCTTGAACACTCCGGCCCTGATGGCGGCGACATTCCCGTGAGCCTGTCAATCTCGTTCCGTGATTGAATTCCCCGGCTACTTCCGGCCATTCGCCAAAGAGCAGCGAAGATACAAGGGGCTTTATGGCGGTCGAGGGTCTGGAAAGTCGCATTGTTTCGCCGCTCTTTGCATTATTCGTGCCGCGTCTGAAACCGGCTTTCGGATGGTCTGCGTTCGTGAGGTGCAGCGATCCATAGCCGACTCCGTAAAGCAGCTTCTGGAAGACAAGATTGCAGCGTTCGGCCTGTCAGGTTTCTTCAAGATCACGGAAACGGAAATCACCGGGAAGAACGGATCCAGGATCATCTTTCGCGGGATGCAGAACCATACGGCTGCGAGCATCAAGTCGCTTGAGGGTTTCGATGTGGCATGGGTCGAAGAGGCACAGACAATCAGCGTCAGGTCGCTGGAACTTCTGACGCCGACGATCCGCAAGCCAAACTCTGAAATCTGGTTCTCATGGAACCCGGAAGACGAAACAGACCCGGTTGACGTGTTCATGCGCGGCAATGCCGACGCGCTGCTGCGGAAGGTGAACTGGGACGAAAACCCGTGGTTCCCGGAGGAACTGCGGCAGGACATGGAGCGCGACAGGCAGCGCGACCCGGACAAATACGCGCACGTCTGGGAAGGCCAATACCGGGCGCTGTCCGAGGCTCGGGTGTTCCGCAACTGGCGGCAAGGCGAGTTGAACCCGCCTGATAACGTGGTCTGGTTCCACGGCGCTGATTGGGGCTTTGCGCAAGACCCTACCGCATCGCTTCGGTGCTGCGTTCTGGGGCAGGTTCTCTACATCGACTATGAGGCTTACGAGATCGGCGTTCCGACAGAGGCATTGCCGTCGCTTCTGGCGCAGGTTCCTGGCTCAACGGAATGGCCCATGCGCGGCGATAGCGCCCGCCCTGAGACAATCGACTATCTGCGCAGGCATGGGTTTCCGAAGCTGCGCGGGGCGATAAAGGGCAAAGGCTCCGTCGAGGATGGCGTGACGTTCCTGCAAGGGATGGATGTCGTCATACACCCGCGCTGCGTCAACACGATCCGCGAATTCCGGTCCTACGCCTACAAGACAGACGCGCGCACCGGGGAAATCCTTCCCGTCATCGAAGACCGCAACAACCACCTGATTGATGCGCTGCGCTACGCGGTCGAAGGGCTGCACCGCAAGGGCAAGTTGGCAGAACTTCAAGAAACCGCATCGCCGCGCATCCGCGACGGCTACGGATTTGAACCTGAGGATGTAGACACATGGAAAGTGGTCTGACGGACGACGAAAAGCTGTCGTCCTACATCCGCAAGTTCGAGAGGGCGGCGGAAATCTGCGCCGACGAACACGACCTGGCCGCGCGTTGCCGGGATTACTACGACGGCAATCAGTTGACGTCCGACGAAATCGCCGAACTGCGCAAGCGCAAGCAGCCGCCCATCGTCATCAACCGGGTGCGCCGCAAGATCGACTGGCTTCGTGGGCTGGAAATGCAGTCGCGGACGGACCCGAAGGCATTCCCGCGCACCCCGCAGCACCAGCAGGGCGCGGACGCCATCACCGACGCGCTGCGCTACTCGGCAGACAATGCCGATCTGGACCGCAAGGCGTCGGCTGCTTGGGATAACCTGCTGATCGAGGGCATCGGCGCGGTTGAGGTTGTTCACAGCCCCGGTCCAAATCCTGATGTCGTCATCAACCATTATCCCTATGACCGCGTGTTTCACGACCCGCATTCGCGCCTGTCGGACTTCTCGGACGCGCGCTATCTGGGCGCTGTGATCTGGGCCGATATTGACGAGATGAAGGACCAGTATCCGGGCGAAGACGCGGCGGCGAAGATTGACGCCTCGGTCGGGAAAGTCTCCATCGACACGCAGAAATACGACGACATCCCGGCATGGCGCGTCTGGGGCGACCGTGACCGCCAGCGCGTTCGTGTCGTGCTTCTGTGGCACCGTGAAAGCGGGATCTGGAAGTGGGTCAAGTTCGTCTATGGCGGCATTCTGGAGGGCGGGGAAAGCCCCTACCAGGAGGAGGGCCAGAGCGTCTGCCCGCTGATGCTGCAAGGGGCCTACATTGACCGCAACGGCCTGCACTACGGCGTCGTGCGCGACATGCTCGATCCGCAGGACGAGATCAACAAGCGCCGGTCGAAGCTGCTGCACCAGTTGAACAGCCGCCAGACGATGGGTGTCAAGGGCGCTATCTCGGTCCAGAAGCTGAAGCAGGAACTTGCAAAGCCTGACGGTCACGTCGAGGTCAGCCCGGATATTCTGGACGCGGCCCGCGAAATGGGGATGCGGCCTTTCGACATCATCCCGACGACCGACCAGACAATGGGGCAATTCAACCTCCTGCAAGAGGCAAAGGCCGAAATCGACCTGATGGGGGCCAACTCTGGGCTGTCTGGGAAAGAGACGAGCGGGCAGTCTGGCCGCGCCATCATGGCGCAGCAGCAGGGCGGCTTGATCGAGATTGCGCCGCTCACGGATGCGTTCTCGGATTTCAAGCGACGGATTTACCGCCGCATGTGGGGCATCATCCAGCAGTTCTGGCGCGAAGAGCGTTGGATCAGGGTCACGGACGACGAACGCAACATCCGCTTCGTCGGCTTCAACCGGCCTGTGTCTCTGGGTGAACGCCTCGGGCAGATGCCGCCCGACCAGATGGCAGATGCGGCGATGCGGATTGGCATTGGACCCGGCGATCCGCGCCTTGCCATGCAGGTTGGCGTTGAAAACCCGGTCGAGGAAATCGACGTTGATATTCTGATCGAGGAAACGCCGGACACCGTGACGCTGGAAGGCGAGACGTTCCAGCAGTTGGTCAACATCGCAACGTCGCTTCCTGGCGCTGTGCCGCCCGAGGTGCTGATCGAGATGGCGCCCGGCCTGAAACGCGACGTGAAGGACAGGCTGCTAGAGCGTCTGACGGCGCAAAGCCAAGCGCAGCAGCAGGCGGGCGCGGCGCAGCAGGAAGCACAGACGCAGGCCACGCAGGTCAAGATCGCCAAGGACAACGCCGACGCCATGCTTGCGATGGCGCGGGCAGAGAAAACCGGGGCCGAGGCGCAGCGCCTCGCGCTTGGTTACTGAGACACCCGCCGCCGGGGTTTACCGGGCGAACGTGCCGCCGACGTGAAGGGCGCTCGCATCCATTCAGCGTAATTGAAGGAAACTGCCGTGGCAGATGATGAACTGTTTCCGCCTCTGAACTTCACCGAAGAGCCGGAACAACCGCAAGAAGAAGCCAACCCGGAAATCCAGCCGGAAGAGCCGAAGGTGGAAGCCAAGCCGGAGGAACAGCACGTTCCCTTGGCGGCGCTAAAGGAGGTTCGTAGCGAAAACCGGACGCTCAAGCAGCGGCTTTCCGACATCGAGGCGCTTCTGGTGCAGCGCAGCCGGCCACAAATCCCGGACCCCATCGCGGACCCGGAGGCTCACAGCGCGTTCCTGATGCAGCAAATGCAGGCGATGCAGTCGCACTTCGTCGCTGAACTTTCCGAACGGGATGCCCGCAAGGAATTCGGCAGCGATGCCGTCGATGAGGCGCTTGAAGCTGCCAATGAGGCCGGGACGCTGGACCAATTCCGGGGCCGCAAGGACGCCTGGGGCGATCTGGCGCGCTGGCACAAGGCCGAAAAGGCCAAGGCCGAGATTGGCGAAGACCCGGTTGCATATCGGGAGCGCCTGAAGGCCGAACTTCTCGCGGAACTGAAGTCTGAAACGGCGGCGCGTAGCGTTCCGCCTCCCGCGTCTCTCGCGGGGCAACCCAATCTGGCCTCTTCGACCCCTGCATGGGGCGGCCCGGTGACGCTTGATGATCTGTTGGGCAGCAACCGGAAGGGGTTCTAACCTAAAAGGTTCCAATCATGGCAAATACCTCTGCATCTGCGTCCATTCGGGCGCAACAGTGGCTTGACATCTACCATTCGACCTACATCCGCGACAGTCGGTTTTTCCCCTACATGGGCAAGACCGAAAACGCGGTCATCCAGGTCAAGGAAGACCTGACCAAGAAGCCCGGCGATGCGATCACCATTCCGCTTGTCGGCGCTCTTGATCCGTCGGCGGGGCCGAACACTGGTTCTGTCGCTCTGGTCGGCGCGGAGAAGGCGCTGCCGAACGACGGCCACAAGGTCACGGTCGGAGTGGTTCGTGACGGCGTTGTGGTCAACAACCTGGAAGAGCAGGCATCGGCCATCGACATCTACGAGGCCGCGCGTATGGGTCTGAAAGACCTGCAAATGCGCTACCTGAGGAATGACATCATCAACAACCTCGGCAAGGTTGATGGTGTGCTCTATGGTGCGGCATCGGCGGCGAACAAGAACGCCTGGACTGCGCTGAACATCGACCGTGTGCTGTTCGGCACCCTCAAGTCGAACTACAACGCGACCCACGCGAATGCGCTTCTGAACGTGACCTCGGCCATGAAGCTTTCCAAGGCGATTGTTTCGCTGATGAAGCGGATTGCCCAGACTGCGAAGAACGCCAACGGCGACGGCATCCGCCCCGTGAAGACGGCGGGTGACGAAGAAACCTACATGATGTTTGTGGGTTCCAACGCTTTCCGCGACCTGAAAGCCGACATCGGGCAGGAATGGCGTGAAGCCCAGGAGCGCGGCAAGAGCAACCCGCTCTTCGTCGGCACCACGTCGATCTACTGGGATGGCGTGATTGTGCGCGAAATTCCGGAGATTGCGGATGTGGGCAACGTCGGTGCATCCTCGGCCACCGTCGCGCCGGTCTATCTCTGCGGCGCGCAATCGCTGGCGTCGGTCTGGGCGCAGCGCACCGATTTCCGCATTCGGAAAGAGGACGACTACGGCTATCAGCGCGGCGTTGCCTTCCAGGAAATCCGGGCGGTGGACAAGATCCGCTACGGCGCGACCGGCAAGGACTGGGGCGTTGTGACGGGCTTCGTCGGCGCTGCTGCCGACGCATGATGACAGGCGGGGCGGCTTCGGTCGCCCCTTCCTTTTCTCTGGGGGCGCGACATGGCGACCAATCTTGACCTTGTGACGCTGGCTCTGCGCCGCCTTGGCGTGACGGCGAAGGATGATGCTCCTAATGCCGATGACATGGCGCTAGGGCTAACGTCCCTTGTCAACTTGCTGGCTGAAATCACATCGCACGGCGTGACAGCTTGGACGGATGACGCCATTTCCAGCGATGTTGCTGGGCCTCTTGAAGTGCTTTTGGCCTGCGATCTGGCGCAAGGTTACGCGGTTTCGCCGCCGTCGTCGCGGGCGTCTGCGGTGCTGCGGGTTTTGGCAATCCTCAATCCTGATGACCGCCAGCCTGAGCCGAATAACCCGGTTTCGGTGTATTTCTGATGCCGATGGTGGAGTTTGCCGGCCCTTCGGCACGGGATGACCGCAACAAGACGGTGCATACCGGGCGGCTGCTGAATTGCTACCGGGAGCCTGTGCTTGCTGGTGGACGGTCGCGGGCGGTGCTGCAATCCGTGCCGGGGATGACGGCATTTACCACGCTGCCAAGCGTGTTCATGCGCGCCGTGGAGACGATTGACGGCGTGATGTATGCGGCCTGCGGTGGGGCGTTCTACAAGGTATCTGCGGCGGGCCTTGCCACGGAATTGGGCGTGATTTCCGATAGCACGGAAACGACGATTTCCGGCCATGACGGGTTCGTTACCGTTGTCGCGGGTGGCGCTTATCACGTCTGGGATGGAACGACATTCACGACGCCAGCGGCGGGCGCGGTGACGAATTGCGGCTCTGTGGATCACCTGAGCGCCTATACGATCATCACCGAGGCGGGCGGCAACAGGTTCGAATGGTCGGCTCTGGCTAATCCCAATAGCCTGCCGGGGCTGAACTTCGCCAGCGCGACGGAGCGCGACGATGACCTGCTGCGGGTGCAGTCAATCAACGGGATGCTGTGGTTGTTTGGCACGGCTTCGACCGAGGTATGGTATGAAACCGGCGCGGCTGGTCCTGATGCCTTCGCGCAGGTTTCCGGGGCGACGAAAGACATCGGGCTTAAGGC